TAGTGCTGCTTATCCTTCTTCTGCTGGAGAGACATACTGGAATAATGATCAGGCAAATGAAATTGGAAGACGCTCAAGAACATCTTCTGTTTATGCTAATGCATATATGGCACAGATATGTTTCTTGGATGGGGATTCAATTCAAAATGGAGATGTTGCCGTAACAGATTTTCTGGATGCTTTTACCTTTGGAACTAATGGTTCTGAATTTTCACCTAAATCAGATTCAGATATTACTTCACTAGCTTCTACTGCTGGTGGAACTAGTTTTATGCTTTCCTTTGATGATTCTTCTGATTTAGGAAACGACGAAAGTTCTAATAATAATGACTTCTCTTTATCAAGTATAGCTTCTGGTAATCAGTCAACAAATACACCAAGTAAAATGTATCCAACTATAAATTATATTGATCACTCAGATGATACACTACCTACGCTGTCATCAGGTAATCTCACCTCTGCTGGACCCGGTGCAGGAAGAGCCTGTATGAGAGTAACCTTGGGTATTCCAACAACTGGGAAATGGTATTGGGAAGCAAACTGGGACAGTGTGGCATCGGCTAGAGTTGGTTTTGCAGAATCAAGCAGTTTCTTAGATGCTGCTTGTGGAGGAACAGCATTAAGTTGGGGAATGCAAAATGATGGAAAGGTTGTAAACGACAATACAGAAGGATCAGCTTTATTTTCTTGGTCTACAAATGATAGAATTGCAATGGCATATGATGCAGATAATTCTAAATTCTGGTTTGGTAGGATTGCCTCTGGTGCTACCACAGTTACATGGGCTAGTTCTGGTGATCCTGCTGGTGGTACAAATGCAACAGTTACCTCTGTTCCATCAAATATAACTCCTGCACTGGATACAAATACAGGTACTGTTTCTTTAAAGTTTCCTAGTTCTACTTGGAATCTTGCATCAGTTCCTTCTGGTTTTGGGGAAATAACTTCTTCAGAGTTTACTGCACCAACTTATCAAGGTATAGATTACTTTAATCCAGTTCTTTATACAGGTAACGGAACTGCAATTGGTTCTGGAGGAAAGGCCAATACTGGTACAGGTTTTCAGCCAGATTTTGTTTGGATTAAAAACAGAGATGCTGCTGATTCTCATGCATTATATGATGCTGTAAGAGGAACTACTAAACAGATTGAATCTGATACTACTGCTGCTCAGACTACAGAATCAGAAGGACTTACTGCCTTTGGCTCTGACGGTTTTACTGTTGGTAACTTAGATCAGGTTAATACAAATACAGAAAAGTTTGTATCTTGGCAATGGTTAGGTGGCAATACTACAAGTACTAATGAAAATGGAGACACCAATAGTACTACCAGTGTTGCTGGTGCAGATCATTTTAGTATAGTAAGTTATACTGGTACTGGATCAAATACAACAATTGGGCATGGATTGGGTGGTGCGCCAGAGATGGTAATAATAAGGGAGTTGCCCGGAGGTGATGACTGGAATGTTTATCATGCAGATGCTGATAGTAGTCCAGCTTCAGGTTCTCTGAGATTAGATAGTACCGTAGCATTTGTAGCAGATGCAACTCTTTATAATAGTACAGCACCAACAGCAACTGTTGTCAGTTTAGGGACTTCTGCTGAAACAAACCAAAGTTCCACAGCTATGATAGCATATTGTTTTAGATCAGTAGCTGGAGTATGTAAAGTAGGAGCATATATAGGCACTGGAGCTACCAACGGTCCATTTATTTATACAGGTTTTAAACCTAGATATATCATTTGGAAAAATGCAGATGTGGCTAGAGATTGGGGCATCATTGACACAGCAACAATGACATATAATCCCGGCACTCTATCTACAGTTTTATTTGCTAATTTAAATAATGCTCAAGGCGACGGTACACAAGGATCAAGTGGATCAGCTTATGATATAGATATTCTTGCAGAAGGTTTTAAAATAAGAATAGGAGATTCTGGTCCTAATGGTTCTGGAAATGATATAATTTATATGGCAATGGCAGACATTGGTGGTGGAGGTACACTTCCTCCCATCTATGGACGATAAACAGAGAAAGGAAACTAGCAGATGTGGGCAGTTATTTCTGAAGGTAAGATTATTCAAACAATTAATAATCCTAGACCTTTAACTTTAAGTGGAATTCAATATCCTAGAAGTATTTTTTCATCTGCTTGGACAGATGCAGAGAGAAAAGCTATAGGTATTCTTCCATATATTTACTCAGGACAGTATCAAGATGATATGTTTTATACTGGTTCTGAAGGTTCTCCTGTTATAGGAGAGGATAGTGTAAACATTACACAAACTAAAAATGAAAGAACTGTAAGTTTTATAAAAGATAATATGAAAGCACAAGTTAATTCTGTTCTTTCTTCTGAACTTGGAAAGACAGACTGGATTATTATTAGAAAGGCTGATATAGAAAAGGAACCTCCTGCTGATTTAATGCAATGGAGAACTGATCTAAGAGCTAAAGCTGCAGAATTAGAGGCTGCTATTGATGAAAAAGATAGTGTAGATAATTTAAAAGCAATGACAGTTCTTACACAAGAGATGTTAGACGCTGGAAATAAAGCAGCAGTTTTTTATGACTGGCCTAAAAATCCACGAAGCGGATAATTATAGGAGCAGTATATTAGATGACAAAATTAAAATATATTTTATTTAGTAGTTTACTAGGAGTATTTTTATATTATTCAACTCCAAGTTTAGCACAAGAAGGATTTCAAGCTCCAGAACCTCTTTGGAAAAGTGGTGATCATATTATAGTTAGAGCAGTTTGTAAAGATGAAAAAGATATTATGGAAATGGTTGGAATTGATACTACGGGAGGATTCCCAGAAATTATGCTTCTGTTTAAGAAAAAGGTAGATGCTGATGAATGTAGAATGTTATCCAAACCTTCTATATTTGTAGTATATTCTATTGTGATTACTTATGTAGATTATCTTAAGACTGAATCAGTTGCTTTATCTTTAAGAACAGTTAATGACGAAAATACAATTGTTGCTTATACTATAGCAAGAGGAAGACCAGCCTCGTTCAAACAAAAATATTACTGAGGAATAAAACATGGCAAGTACATTTACATCTAGAGTCAGGTTAGAAAAACAGGCAGATGGAGAAAATCCTAACAGTTGGGGAACTATTCTCAATGCTAATGTTATTGATATGTTGGATGATGCATTAGCTGCATATACTACTGTTTCCTGCTCTTCTGCTAATATTACATTATCTGAAAATAATGGAACTACAGATCAATCAAGATCAGCTATTCTGGAATTTGTAGGAACTGTAAGTGCAAATATTGATATTACAATACCTACTGTTTCAAAATTCTACGTTATTAATGATCAGACTGTAAGACAAAGCAGCAGTACTATTACTCTAAAAACGGGAAGTGGTACAGGAATGACTGTGGTAGCAAGTATGGCTGGAATGGCTTTTTGTGATGCTGTTTCTGTATATGGATTTAATGCTAAAGGACTAGGGCTTGGTACAGCAGCAGATTTAGATTTTGGTACAGGAGATGCAAACCTTATTCCTGTTTCTTCAGCAGATATTAGATATATTCCTACATCTACAGATACAACAATTACAGGAAAGAAAACTTTTACTTCTGTAGTAAGTGTACAGGGAGCTTTAGCTGCAACATCTACTGCAACTTTCTCTGGACCTTTTATTTCTACTCCAACAACATTGACTGATGCAGCTTCTATTGATGTAGATTTTAGTACAGGTAATGATTTCATTGTTACACTGGGAGGAAATAGAACTTTAGGAAGTCCTTCCAATCCCACAGTAGGACAGACAGGACATATTTATATTATTCAGGATGGTACAGGAAGTAGAACTGCTTCTTTTGGAGCCTCTTATTTATTTCCTGCAGCTAGTACTCCTACACTCAGTACGTCTATTAATTCAGTAGACCTGCTTATTTATAATGTGAGAGAAACTTCAGCAGTAGATTCTCTTCTTGTGAAGGAATTTGGATAGGTTAATTTAAATGTCTACACAATCTAGATTAGCTAAATTAAATTTTAGACCGGGAATTAACCGTGAGTCTACAGAGTATGCTGAAGAAGGTTCATGGTATGACGGTAATAAAATTAGGTTTAGACAGGGAAGACCAGAAAATTTAAGGGGTTATTCCAAGAGATCAACTTCTTCTTTTGATGGAACAGGAAGAGATTTGCTTGCTTGGTCAGATAACGATACATTTAAATTTGCTTCTTTTGGAACAGAGAAAAAGTTATACGAATACAATGATAATTCCATCTTGGATATTACACCTATTAAAGAGGTTTCTGTAGGAACTAATGTTTCTGCTGTGGTTACAGTTGATGGAACAAATAATGGCTTTTATACTGTTGATGGTTCCACTAGAGTATCTGTTTCTGTTTCAAGTCATGGTGCAGAGACAGGAGATTTTATTACATTTACCTCTGCCACAACAATTGGGGGAACAATAGATTTAACAGGTGGGACATTTGCTGTATCTGTTTTAGGAGATAACCAGTTTTCTTTTGATGCTTCTGTTACAGCCAATGCTTCACAAAGCAAGGTAGGAACAGCAACATTAAAATATCTTTTACCTACAGGAACAGATGTAGCTATTCAGGGTTTAGGATATGGAGCAGGAGTTTATAATGCAGGAGTTTCTACAACTGGAGTCAGGGCATGGAGTGAGGCTGCAAGCTCATCTAATATTGTGACAAGGATTACTCAATGGACATTAGATAATTGGGGAGAAGACATTCTTGCCTGTAGAAGAGGAGGCAGGATATATTTCTGGGATTCAACCAGAAGCTCAACTCCTCCAAGAGCAGGATTTGTAAGTGCTTCTCCTTCAATTAATAACTACATTGTTGTGTCTCCTAATGACAGACATTTAATTTCTTTAGGAAGTAATGAGTATGCAACAGGAACATATAATCCCTTATTGGTAAGGTGGGCTGATCAAAATAATTATAATAATTTTACTCCCTCTATTAGTTCCACTTCAGGAGAAAATATTCTGGCTGATGGAACAGAAATTATTGGTGCAACAAAATCTCGTAATTCAATTATGATTTGGACAGACAATTCTGTATGGGGTATGCAATTTGTTGGACCGCCTTTTACCTTCTCGTTTACACAAATGGGAAGCAACTGTGGATTGATTGCTCCTCATGCAGCAGTAGATTATGATGGTATATCTTACTGGATGGGGGATGATAACTTCTATCTCTTTGATGGTAGAGTAAAGAATCTTCCTTGTACAGTAAGAAGATATATCTTCGATGATTTTAATATTACAAATAAAGATAAGGTTTATGCTGGAATTAATTCTGAATTTAAGGAAGTGATCTGGTTATATCCTTCTTCAGATTCTACAGAATGTGATAGGTACGTTATATTTAATACAGAAGAACAGGCTTGGTATTATGGTACAGGTATCAATACAACATATTTCGATAAGATTATTTTTGATAATACAATAACTACAGGAGTTTCTGTTTCTTCATTCTTTTATAATAACGAACCAGATGGAATATTTACAGCTAATGGTGTGGCACAGACATCTTTTATTGAGTCTGCTGTTTTTGAGATTAATCCCGATGGTACGAACCTGCTATTTGCAGACAGATTAATACCAGACTTTACCTTATCTGGAGGAAATTTAGGTTTTAGTATAACTGTACAGAATTTTCCTGTAAATGATCAAATTAAAAAAGGACCATTTACTATATCTCCTACAACTAAGAAAGTTGATTTTAGGGCAAGAGGAAGGCAAGCTATTGTTCGGGTTTCTTCAGGAGAAGCAGGGACTAGCTGGAGATATGGCTCACTGAGACTTTCATTACAACCTGACGGGCTACGATAAGATATGGCGAGATACCCACAACTTCGTAGCCTCGTCAGGATTGGAGAATATACAGCACAGGAATTTTATCAGTTACTGGAACAGTGGGGTGCGGTATTGGTTAATACTTTAGAACAAAGGGATTCACAGGTGGATGCAAAACCATCTACAAATATTTTTAGTGTGGTATGTATAACAAGCATTGGGCGACCTCAAGCAGGTAACATAGCTTATATAGCAAGCAGAGGGAAGTTTGCAGGATATGTTAGTCTAGGGGCAGAAACTTCTTGGCAGGATTTAAATTAATGGCAAATGACTTTACAGATGTAGGTTTTTTTGGGTTTGAAGAACAGGAGTCAGCACCCTCTCAAGCACAACAGGAGGAAGATAGGGATTTGATGCAGAGAGCTATGAATAGAGAAGAGGCACTAGCAAATGTTGCTAGAACTGATCCCTATGCCTCAGAAGCTCTATATCAAAGTGGTATGTTGGCTCCAGAATTTCCAAGTGATCCGTTGGCTCCAGAACCTCTTCTTCCTGTTAGAGAACAACAACGCATTGGCCCCTTTGGATTAGGTGACAAGGCAGGTATTCGATTTACTGATGAGGAAACTGAAAGAATATATGATTATATAAATTTCCAACGGGAATATGATCCGTCAGGAAGGCGAAAGTATCCTGAAGTTGAACTTAATGCGGAATTTCAGTTGGCTAAATTGAAAGGGACTAAACCCCCCAAAAAAAGCGTTGTAACAACATTTAGAGGTGTTCCACAAGACGATAAGGCTAATGTTCCAATTATTAAATCAACATCCCCTACTACAGGAGGATTATCAGAATTAGATAAACTAACACGCAGCACTCTTGACGATGATGCACTATATGCTGAAACTCTTATTCCTACAGACATACCCAGAGGATCATTTTATGATAATCGCAGAAGATATGAAACGATAGAGGGTGAAAGAAGAAGAAAGCAATTGGAGGATTTCTTAAAATCACAAGCAGAAAGAGATGCATTATTAGCACAGCAGGAATCTATAGAATCACAGGCAGATGAAAATTATCTTAATCTAATAGCACAAGGTCAGTGGAGTCCGGCAAGTGGTCCCCGCTATGCACCTCTTTCTACAATAATAGGAACTGATCCTACTTTAGGTCCAACTAGAGAAGATATATTTGGAGTACCTAGAGCAACAGATTTAATAACTCCTTCTCCTCTTTCTACAGCGATAGGAACTGATCCTACTTCAGGTCCAACTAGAGAAGATATATATGGAGTACCTAGATCAGCCCCCGTAGAACCACTTATAGAAGGCACGGCAAATCCTTATTTAGAAGCTGCTTCAGCATGGCCTCCTCTAAGTTATGGTCAGTTTCCAGTTGACAAAACTCGTCAGAGGGCAGCACAATCCAGAGAAAATATAATGTCAGGTTCAGGACCGTCTTTCTATAGCCCCGGAACTTGGGGTGTTAGAGATTGGCGAGGAAAAGTAGGATCGACAAGGGAGTTAGATGAACTCGAAGGACAGATGCCAGTTTGGACTGGATATAATCCTGACTTTAAGGGTGGACTAAGCAACGTAGGGAATCTTTTAGGAGGATTAAATTTTAATGATATTCTTAAAAATCTACTAATATCTATAGGAGGAGGTGCTCTAGGAATTCCTCCAGTAGCTACTGCTGCTCTTAATCTAGTAGGAAGTAGGCTGCTTCCTAAATATTCTTTCCCAACTGTATCTGGAGAAGAAGAAATTATAGAACCTTGGGAAGTTATACAAGCAGGGGGAGAGGAACAAAGAGCACAGGGAGGATTAATATCTCTGGCTCATGGAGGAAATCCTTCAGTCTATCAGGCAGGAGAGAATATTGAAAAACTGTTAGCTACAAAGATGGGATATGAAGGAGATAAATATAGTGGAGTTCCTAATCAGGAGGGAATGATAAATACTGTTAATCAGAATATAGGAGATAATATAAAGAGTGGGCTAAGAAGTATTGTTGCAAATGCTTATGCTCAAGGAAATGTTCCTGCTCCTTCTGTACCTCAATATAATCAGGCACAGTTATTAAATAAAGGATTAACTATGCTTCCTAATACAGCAAATGCTCCTGTACCACAGCAACCACAACCTCAACCAGTAAGTAATATTAATACAGCATATGCACAAAGTACACTACCACAATCTCATTACATGCAACCAAATCAGGTGACTTAACTATGGCTTTATATATTGATAGAAATGCTCCGGGGTCTGGTCTTGCAAACTTAATGGCTGCAAGAGGAAGACAGGGAGATACAGAGTTAGTCCATATGACTAAGCCAGAGGTTCAAAGGCTTATGTCTACAGGGCTGATGTCTCTCAATCCTAAGACAGGACTTCCAGAATATTTCTTAGGAAGTATTTTTAGAGGTGTAAAAGGCTTTGTTAAAAAACTTCTTAAGCCAAAAAATATCGCAGCCATGTTGCTTGGGACTGTACTTACACCTATTGCGTCATCTATAATACCAGCATTTGGTGGAGGAATTGCAGGAAGATTATTAAAGGGTGGACTGACAGGTGCTTTTGTTGGTGGAGCTACAGGAGCACTTACTGGTCGTCCTGTAGGAGAATCTATAGGATATGGTGCAGGAACTGGAGCACTGTTTTCTGGCTTGGGAGAACTTGGTAGATATGGAAGAAAGCATGTTGGTCCTCAACCTGATGATGAATTTATAAAACAATACGACGATATAACAGGAGCTAGAAAGACCTTTAGAGGTTTAAGCGATTTCGATATTAGAGATGCTGCAAGAAGAGTGGAGCCAGAGGCGAGGTATCGTTTTGGAGAAAAGGTAGATGAACTTTATTATCCTACTTCTGAATCTGCATTAGCACAAACTCTACAACAAGGTGTACCTGAAACTGAGGTAAGTTCTACCTATTTAGAGGAGCTTGGTTTTGATCCTAAAATAATGAGACAGGCAGCAAACATACCCGGAAGTTTTGAAGGTTTGGGAGGAGAGGCTCTGGATATATCACAATTGGGTCCAGATGTAAGAAATCTTCCAACAGTTGGTCGTTTTACACCTACTGAAAATATAGGAGCATATGCTCTAGAAGGACTGGGGAGATATGTTCCTCCAGAAGAAGTAATAAATATACAGGCTTTTAAGGATACAAGTAGAGATTGGTTGGGTAAACCTCCTAAAACTTTTGAAGATGTTAAAGAAACTGTAACAGAGTATTATTCTCCAGAAGGTAGAGGTATAACTGGAGTAATTCAACCTGCTTTACAAACAGCTAGTGTAATGGCAGATGTAGATGCAATGGAAGAACAGAGAAAAGCCTACGAAGAAGCGGAAGAAACATCTGATGACTTCTTACCAGAGGACTTTGTACCAGAGGACTTACCATTTAACTTTAGAGCACTTCAGCCACCTCTAACACAAGAACAGATTGTTGCGCTATATACACAAGGAGGCGTAAGTCCTTCTGCTATTGGACAAAGTGGAAGATTTTTTTCTGATCCAACTCAAATTTTTGCTAAAGAAGGTGGGCTTCTTTCTCTTCAGGATGGAGGAGCCTTTGAAGGACAAATACAAGGTGATGGACATGGAATGCAAGACAATGTAATGATGCCTATTAAAGGAGGAGGTATTGCTGCAGTATCTCCAAAAGAATATGTAGTGCCAGCAGATGTAATGGCTATGTTAGGAAATGGAAATGCAGATGAAGGGGCAGAAGCTATGGATGGATTTATATCTAAATTCAGAAAAAGAAAATATGGCAGGGATACGCAACCACCAGAGACTGATGCGACAAAAGCTTTACAATCACTAATTATATCATAAGGATAGAAAAATGGGAATATTATCAGTATTGGGTAGCCCAAGACCAGCAGGAACTCCTGTAGGATCAGCAACCTCAATAACAACTACACAACTTCCTCCAGAGTTTAGACCTTTTATTACAGATATTTTTCAGAAGGCTAAAGCTCAACAAGAAGGATTGAAGTTTATACCATTTACTGGTCCAAGGATTAGAGGTTTTGGTCCTTTACAGGAAGAAGCTTTTACAGGACTAACTGATTTAGCCAGAAGAGGAATAAGTAGTGTTCCTGATGCTACAAGTGCAACATTTCTGACAGCAGCTACAGATGCTGCTGCAAGAGCAGGAAGACCTATAACGACAGAAGATATAGCAAGATTGTCTAGTCCTTTTCAGCAGGAAGTAATTGATGTTGCAAAAAGAGAAGCTCAAAGAGATTTTGATTTACAGGTTGCACCAAAAGTTGCGGCAGAAGCTGCAGCAGCAGGGTCTTTCGGAGGGTCAAGGGCAGGACTTCTTGAGTCTGAATCATTAAGAAATCTACAAGAACAGTTATCTGATATTCAAACTAAAGGAAGTGCTCAAGCATTTGCACAGGCACAACAAGCTTTTCAAGATGAAAGAGCAGCAGCAGCAGGACTATCTGGATTTTTAGAAAGACAGATGACTGGCGTTCCTAATCAGGCTTTAAAAGAATTGGCTGCGTTACAGACTGTGGGTGAATCAAAACAATTGCTTGATCAGAAGGCACTGGATTTAGCTTATCAAGATTTTCTTGAGGAAAGAGAATTCCCAACAAGATCATTGCAGGAGTATCAAGCTTCTATTAGAGGATTCCCTTATACACCAGCAGCTTATCAATATACAACCCAGACTGCACCTACACCTTCTCTTGGACAGACATTGCTTACTGCTGCTGCTCAAGGGGCTGGATTATATGGTACTCTTGGTGGGTTTGGATTTGGAGGTACGCAGAAAGCAGCTTCTGGTGGACAGATAAGAGGAGGACTTTCTGGTATGGTTGAGTCTCACCAGAATAATAAATCTTTGCCCAAACAGCAGTATAGAGTGCCTCGCAAATTTACCAGAGGATGGAAATACGCCGCTCCTCGCCGTAATCTATTTCACTTAACCGATACTCCAGAGACAGAACGCTTTGAAGAAGTAGAAGAATTTACTTCAAGGGATTTACTTCCTTGGCAGCAGAGTGCAAGAATAGCAAAACTGGCACAACTAGGAAATCTTTCTGCAGATAAGATGGAGCAATTAAATGTAGAAGGAGTATCTTCTATAGATGAAAGTGATATTGGACCCGGTAGAGGGGTTAGCTCTGCATTAGCACAAGTCTCTCCTGTTGCCTTAAAAACAGCAGAAGTTGAAGAAGCTAAAAAGAGACAGGCCAGATGGAACCCATTAGATATTTTATTAGGAAAGCCTGTGGATCAAAAACTTTCAGATGTCATGGGGATTGGAACACCAAGACAGGCATATGATGATGTCTTAGCAGGAGAAAAGGAAGGAATTGCTACTTACAAAAAATCACTAGAGGCGGCAGAGACTAAAGATGCTGCAGAACTAGCTGCCTCTGAACTAGCAGAAAGGGCAACACTAAAAGGGTTAGCGGAAAAAAGTAAGTTTACAAAAGAACAGTTGGAAAACTTAAAACAAAGACAGGCTAGAAGAAAAAGTAGATATGGAACAGAAAAAACGGAATTAGAAGATTTTAGAACAGATATACAAAGTCAGGATAGAGAGGCTGTGGAAGAGTTAAGGGAAGGAGCAGAAGATGCTCAAACAATGTATGATGAGCAAATAGGTTCTTTACAAAAACAAAGAGGTTTTGAAATTCTTGCAGCTTTTGGAGCTACTGGACAGGTAAGTGCTGAAGAGGCTAGTAGAGGAAGTATAATTGAAACTGCAGGAAGAATTATGGCTGATGCATCAAGAGCTATGGCCCCTCAGTTAAGAGAGTTAAGTGAAAAAGAAAGAAAAGCTGAGATGGCAAAAATCGAAAGAGCAGGATTAGATAAAAAAGAAATTAGAAATTTGAATAGAGCAGCTACATTAAGAGATAAAGATGCTTTTAAAGAGTTAAGTCAATTTGAGACTAATTATGAAAATGATCTGATGAAATATCGTCAGGCAAAAGAAGCACTAAGAACTACTCAAATAATGGAACCAGCAGAAAGAGCAAAAGCACAAATAGCTGTTAAAACAGTGCAAGCTGAAATTGCACAGAGGGACGTAGTAAGACAACAAGCACTAGCTAAACTGCAAAGTGCAGCAGAAAAAGCTGCTACTGAGGCAGAAGGAAACCGGGCAGAGATATGGATTAAGATTTATAAACAACTGGCAGATAACGCTGCTAATACTATGACTAATGTAGAAGCAGCAGATTATAATGTCCTTTTAAAACAGGTGTCAGGAGCAACACCGGGACGTTTTACAATTGTAGATGGTCAGCTTAGAAATCTGGATGGAAGTGCATTTGATGCAGATACAGAAAGCAAACATGCCGATGCATATACTAGTGCAATGAGAATATTTCAAGTTACTGGGGATATGCCTCTGGCACTAGAGACATATATAGAAAAAGCTAGAGCATCAGGAATAATGCAGCCTTCTGCAGTATCTGGTGGTCCACCTCCAAATGCTATTAAGTCATTTCGGGATGCTGTAAAAAACGATCCCAATAATAGAGATCGGCATATAAAAGATTTTAGGATAAAATATAATTTAACTGAAGAAGAAGCGGAAGGTCAATTATAGTGAGCGATACATATATTCCTGTAGATTATAGTCAATTTGATGTAGCTGAAAAGGTTTCTCCTTCATCAGACTATACTCCTGTTGATTATAGTCAATTTGATGCAGAAGAAACTGTAACAGATGATGGGCAGGAAGAACAATTTACAGAAGAAAGCCTGAATGTAAATCCTCAGTGGCTGGACTATGCCAATACTATCTATAAATCAGAAGAGGGAGAACGCTGGAAGGGATCGAATAAGCGTTTAGCTGAGTGGTTAAAAAATAGACATTCCGAAGTAAACAACGATATAACAAGCACAGGATGGTTAGCTTTTAATGCTGATAATCTTGATACTGGTACTAAAAGAGCTTGGGTAAATTCTATGGATATGTATGAAAATCTTGACAGTGATGGAACTACATTTCTTAGAGCAGCTAAAAATATGGTTCAAGACCCCAGTGTTTGGGGATCGGTAATAGGAACTTTTGGTCTTGGTACTGTTGCTAGATTAACTGGAGGTAGGGTTGCAAATGTAGCTGCACGATTTACTTTAAAAGAACAGATGAAAAAGGCTCTGGCTAAACAGGGGATAAAGAAAGAGGCAATAAAAGAGTTTGCTGAAAAAGGAGTTTCAAAAGGTGTTACAACTGAAGCATTAAAAGAAGCAAGAAAAACTGCATCAAAGAAGATGGCTAGACTCTATGGGGCAGAAAGTGCAGCATATACAGGGGCACATTCAGGTCTGGATACTATGGTCCAACAACAGTTTGATGAAGTTCATGATAATCCAAGTGATCAGATAAATTATGGTGAAGTTGCTAGGGATGCATTATTAGGAACAGCATTAGGATTTGGCTTTGGTTATGGTCCTGCAAGAGGCATTAATCATTTCCTTGCTAAAAAACAATTAAGAAAGAATGATGCTAGACTGATTGCCTTGGAAGAGGCGGCAGAAGAAGAAGCTCTTGAAACACTTACAAGTATAAATCTTCCTACCATAGGAGCAAGGACAGCAGCTTCTGAAATTGAAACAGTTGTAGGAAGAGAAGGAAAAAAACTAGAGGTGGATGGTGAGGCTGTAATTCATGTTGGTACAAGGAAAGAATTAGCTGATGAATTAAAGGAAGAGGGTACGGAAAAAACAAAAGAAGAAATTGACGAGATTTATAAAGAAACAAAAGAAGCTATAGTAAATGCTGGCGAACATGCTGGTATTGAGTTTGAAGAAGAGGGTGTAGGAACAGGGTTATTTAGAGGTCTAAAAAGATACTCTCCAAAATCAGTAGAGCCTGTTGCTGAAGATGGAAGAAGATGGTATACTACATTATTAGGAAAGATTAGTAGAAGAATAGGAACTGCTGTTCCCCGTGAAGTTAGAAGATTGACAAGGCTAAAAGAAGCTGCAGGAAATAAAATCTTGCGAGGTGTAAATACAAGGTTAGTAACTCTTAAAAAGGCTGTTGAAAAAGAGTTTGGTGTTAAAAAAATAGGAGATTTGCGTAAGGGTGTTCTGGAGGATTTAGATAATGTTCTTAGGGGATCACCAGAAGCAATAGCGAAACACGCAAATAAACCACTGACATTAAAAGCTTTGGCTAGTATGAGAGAAGATATAAGTATTCTTCAAAAAGAACTTCTGGATAGTGGTATGATAAAAGAAGGCTCTGAGCTTGAAACAACAATCAAAGCATCTATGGATGGAAAGTCAGGTGAGCTTTGGCTTACAAGACAATACAAAATTTTTGATGATCCTGATTGGGGAAAAACTCTTAAGAATAATCCTAAAATTAGGAAGGAAGCAGAAGACTACTTTAGAAAAAGATTTGCAGAGGGAGATGAAGGCTTTGGAATAATTTTCCAGAATGCAAGTGAAGGACGTATTTTAAGTAGAGGAGATCAAGAGATATATGATGCATACATGGGTAAGAATGGAGCAATCCAGCAAACTATAAAAAACTTACTTGACTCGCATACAGAAGAAGATTTAATAACTGCATTTACTTCTCCGTTAAAATTCAGAGAAGGTGCGGCAGGTAAAATTTTAACTAAAAGAAAAGATATTCCAAAAGAACTAAGAGGATTGCTTGGAGAATATAAAGACCCTCTTACTAATTATGCAAACTCTTTAATGAAAATTAATCAGACTTTAGAAACATATCAGTTTGAAAATTCTATAGCTAACTTAATTAAAAATGTAGTACCTCCTGAAGGAGCCGTGGCAGGAAGAGTAGGTGCAGAAGCAGAGGACGTTTTAAGGACAAGGGAACGTCCAGAATGGATGGGTAGTGAGTTTGGTTCTTATAGTCCTGAGTGGGTAAAAAGGTTGACTGGAAGAGAAGTTGTAGAGCAGGGAACAGGGGAAAGTCTTATTCGTGGTGCTGGAACACGTCCTGATCCTGCCACTGGAAGAACAGTAGAGTTGTCTTCTGTGCTGCCTGTTAGAGCAGGAGTAAGAAGACCTATTACAGAAGGCGGCGAAGAGATTGCCGGAATGGAAATAGACTTCCTTGGAGGTAGTCTGGATACCAGAGCCAGTCCTCTTGATAGATTATATGCAAATAAAGAAGTTGCAGATGCAATTATTAATGGTAACAATATTGCTGTGTTACAACAAAAACATCTTCAAAAATATCTTTTATTACAAGGACATACAAGGGCTGCTAAAACTGTTTGGAGTCCCACAGCTATTGCAAGAAACTTTCTTGGTGCTGGCTGGATGGCTGCAGGAGCAGGATATTTTAGACCTAGTTCATTAAAAGGAATATATCAAGTTGCAAGAGGAATGTCTAAGTGGAGTGACAAAGAACTTAGGAAAGAAATGGAAAAGGGAGTTGCTCTTGGTTATATTCAAAGCGGTGTTGATCTTGGAACCTATAGAGAAGCTTTAAGATTAGGAAGTAAAAAGGAATTCTGGAACGGAGCAGATCAGATATATAAAGGAGACAAGACTTTAAAAGACAAAGCTGTTTCTATAAATACCAGTGCGGTTAAACTCTATCAGTCAATGGATGACATGTGGAAACAGATGGCTTTTATTAATGAAAAAAATACATATAAAAAGATACTTGCAGATCAGTTTGGAGAAGGCTATCCAGATCAGGTTGCCAGAAGGATGAGGTCAGGAGATGGCGAGGAGATTATAATTACAAATCTGGATGAATATGCAGCAGATATGGTATCCAGACATATGCAGAATTACGCAGGGGTTCCTCAGTTTGTAAGATATGCAAGGCTTCTTCCAGCAGCAGACTTTCTTGCCTTTACTACAGAGCTAATGAGAACTCAAACTAATATTTATGGTACAGCATTAAGAGATATAGCACAGGGTAGTAAGCTTCTATCACAGACTGGTGGTCAGAGGGGCGGTACTCAACTTAAGGCAGGATTAACAAGAGCAGGTTCTGTGATTAGTGTAACTGCTGCTGGTACTGCATTACCTTATACAGCTAATGAAATATTTACTGACTTGAATGAAAAAGAAGAAGGTCAGCCTTATACAAGGAAACAAGCATTAGAATTCTTTAATGCTCCTTATGATAAAGGTGATCGTTTTATTTACTATGGTAATCCTGAAAATGGAGAAGGAACAAGAGTAAATATAAGTTACATTAATCCTTGGGCGAAATTTCAAAGTCCTATACATGCAGGAATTGAAGCTTTAAATAGGGGAGAGGATGTAGATGGTAAAATTTTAGATGCTGTTGGAGAGACTTGGTTTAAGCCTTTGTGGGAAACTTTTGGTCCCTCCATGCTTGCAGAAAGTCTGGTTAATATAGCAGTTAATCGTGATAAGTATGGGAATAAACTTTATAAAGGATCGAATAGTTTAGCACAAGATATGACAGCAGGAGTTCTAGGATTCTTAGAGCCTTTTGATCCCGGTCTTTTTAGAACAGCTAGAAATATATATGGAGCGTATACTGAACAGCCTTTTGAAGGGGCTGAGTATGCTATGAAGAGGGGGAAGGCTGGAAGAAAGACTACAAAAGAAAATGAGTTATGGAGTTTGACTGGTGTAAAGCCTCAAAAATATGACATTAAAATAGAATTAGGATATAGGATGTCTGATTTAAAAAGGCAGATGGGGGAAGCTGGAAAAATATTTACAGATATGACACAACAACAATCTCCTATGACAGCAGAAGAACTTGTTGAAGGCTATGAAGAAGCTTTAGAAAAACAATTTTCTTTAGCAAAAGATATGTTTGATGTAATAACTCATGCAAAGAGTTTGGGTATGAATAATAAAGATATTTATAAAGCCATTACAAGAGAAGGATATTTCCCTAAATTTATGGACAAGAAAATTCTGGCTAATCTAATTAATAAAGGTGTTTATATACCTCCTGCTCCATTAAGAAAGGATATATTTAAATGGAACGAGGCTACAAAGAAAAGAGGTGGATCACCTCCTCCTGTTAGAGAGGCACAGGCTGAACTGATTAATGTATATAAAAGTTATGTAGGTGCTCAAACAGGACAAAGATAGTGGAGTGGAAATATTTTAGTGAGAAAGAATTAAAATGTAAGGGAACAGGTGAATGCCACATGGATTCAGCCTTTATGAAAAAGCTTGTAACCCTGAGAGAAGAGTTTAACAAACCAATTATTTTAACATCTGCTTATAGAAGTCCAACTTATAATATAAGAATTGGGGGAGCAGAAAATTCTCCTCATGTTTTTGGAAGGGCAGTAGATATCCAGTGTCTTGGTTCTGAGGCTTACGAAATAATAAGACTTGGAATAAAACATGAGATGACTGGGATAGGAGTAGCCCAGAGAGGGAATAGAGTTTCCAGATTTATTCACTTAGATGATATGGTTAATACAGATATACATAGAAGACCTTGGATATGGAGTTATAAATAAATGGCTGGTATGAAAGGGATGACAATAAAGGGAGGATATAAAAGACCAACAAAGTCTGGTGCTGGATTAACCTCTAAGGGAGTAGAGAAATATCGCAGACAAAATCCCGGCAGTAAACTAAAGACTGCTGTAACAGAGAAGAAACCTACAGGTAAGAGAGCAGCTAGACGGAAGAGTTATTGTGCAAGATCAGCAGGACAGATGAAGAAGTTTCCTAAAGCAGCTAAGAATCCTAATTCAAGATTAAGACAAGCCAGAAAAAGGTGGAGGTGCTAATGGAACTAGATGCAAGAATGCTTTTTCAAATAGGTGCTGTCCTAGCATCTCTGTCTGGAGCATGGGCTTTAGTTAAAGCTCAAGTCAGAACTCTAAAAGAAAATCAGGATATCATTTTAAAAAAGCTTAGTGAGTATGGTCATGACTTGGATGGGATGTCTAACAGCATCGTTGTTCTCCAGAACCAGATAAAAGTTTTAACTGGTATCTTAAGTCCAGATAATTTGGCAAAGGTAAATGAGCGAAGAGGAATTTTAGAAGCTAAAGTAGCCATGATAATGGAGGATATCAGTAAGTTATACGACATGCACAATGGAAAGCATCCTCCCATAGGGTAAAAGAGGCGATATCCTTTTCAAGGCTCTCTAAGCCTCACTGGTGATAATCAATATTCTCCGGTATGATTGTATATAGGAACCCTCTTAACGCTCTCAGTGAGCTTCCTAGAGAGTTAATTTTCTCTAATTTAGTGTATTTGCAGGGAATTCTGTAGAAGAAGGGTCATTACACACTAAAACTCTCTCCGCAACCACATTGACTGGTTGCAAGAGGATTTATAATTTTTAGAAAGCTTCCTCCAAGTTCCTCGACATAATCTATTTCACTTCCTAAGATATGTAATTCAGCTACTGGATCAAGTAGAAGGATATCTTCTACAGGTTGTGACCACTGGATGTCTTCTCCGTTTAACTCAGGAGACAATCCCCATACATACTGAAACCCAGAACATCCTCCTCCCCTAATACCAAGAGTTACATATCCTCCTTCACATACACTTTTCATGTATGCCTTGGCTCGTTCAGTAAGTGTAACCATAGTTTCCATTAATCAAATTCACATTTCTTTACAAGCTTAGTTATTTCGTCTTGTCCTAATATCTCCATTGCTTTTATGATGGATGCCTGTAAGTCCTCTCTACTAATCTCTTTATCCTTATCACTCTTATGTCCTCTTACTCTGGACAAAAGTTCTAGTGCTTTAATTGCACTGTTTGTATGTCCTTGGGTTTTAGCAAAAGCATATTGATTTTCTATTTCTTCTATGACATCAACACTGGTTTCAAGTTCTCTTGCTAAGTCTTCTATCCGTTCCTGAATGACAGCATCCTGCAGAAGTCTGTATCCTTGATTATAAGCAGACCTTTCAGCATATCCTGCAGCCTTTGCAGCATCTGTTGCATTCCTGTGCATGACATATGCCTGTGCAAACTTCTCTTGCTTTTCGTTAAGCACTTCCTACATTCTCCCTTTCTATATCTCCGTGATCAAACTCTGCCCAGTAAAGTTCAAAGGCTACTGTATCTCTTACAGCTTCAAACTGGTGATACTCTCCGGGCTTAACCTGAGTAAACTGCCCTTCTTTAAGAATGGTTATATCCATTAGATCATAATCATTTTTCCATACCTTAATAATAAGCTCTCCTTTTTCTACAAAGAAACCATTCCATTTATATTTGTGTCTGTGTTTGCTGCATTTTCCTCCTTCATTTACTTCAATTCTGTGAAATTCCAGCACACCATTAGCATGGATAAGTTGAGTGTTACCCCATACCTTACCAGCCATCATACCACACATCCTCCACAGATTATATTAATAAGACCCACCATTACTATAACCATAGCCGACATCCACATAGCTATAGCCATTCTTTCCCTGTATTTCTTTTTCAAGTTCTTTTAATCTCCTTTCGATTTTGTGTTTCTCGTATCTGTCAAAGAGGGAAGACGCTGCAGAAGCTCCCATCGTTAAACCAGATGTAATTGTACACCCATTTAAACATAGGATGCAGATCAGAGAGAGAAAGATTCTCATCTCTTCATATTATTTCTATGAACACCCCTCCATTTTTCTGCAGTTCTCATTCCACCTAGACCAAGAAGTGCTAATACTAAACCAGTTAGTTCCTGTGTCTGAAGAATGGGAAGAGTGACCAGAGGATACCATATGATTAAACCCCACGATATAATGGGAGCAAATATAAATTGCCATCCTAAAGCAAAGGCACATATCCACATGATTGCTGGTCTACTACCGCTTACAAAAATTGAAGGATGCTTTGCTTGTTCAATATTAGCTTGAGCCTGAAGTGCGTCTAAGTGAAGTACCTGTGTTTTAAACTCAGCCTCAAGCTTAGTTTTTAAATCCTTGTCTTCAACAAATTTATCTAAGACCTTTCCTGCAACTCCGATTACACTTTCAGCAATTCCAAACATTAAATCCTCCTATATCTCTAACACTTCTCTGTAATGTTTTAAGTTTTTAGTCGTTGAGTTTTCCCATATAGCTGCGACAAGAGTATCTCTTCCGTGAAAATTTAAATTCATATCTACATCTTCTCTATCAAATAATTTCTCACAGTCTTGAGCCATAGCCAAGAGTTCTCCTGTAGTCCAGAAGGGACGGTTCTCTCCGTTTACTTTAATACCTACCTGAATATATTTTGGTTTTTCATTTTCAATTATCTTCTTCTCTTCTGCACTTGGTTCAGGCATGGAGCAGTCATATCCAAAAAGATGGAAAGTTCTGAAGCCTAGTGTATGCATAATACCTATACTCCGCATAGCCGCACAGGTTCCACCAACGATCATTGTAGCTCCTGCCTCTATGCCTAGCTCCTCTTTTACAGTGATAGCCTTCTGTTGTTCCTCTGCCTTTGTGTCTCTCAGTGCCTCTGAAAAAGCATGCCATCCAATAATATTATCTGTTTTAGATTTAATAAGATTGGTTACTGAGGGATCAGTCATGGATGCGTTAAGGAATAAAGTATCTTTATCCACAGTCTTAAATAAATCTTTTCTTACTACACCATGAGTACTTATCCCATCAACTGGACGGGGATCAAGAATTACACAAGCCCAAGGTTTTATTCCTTCTTCTAAGAGTTTAGGATAGGAATGTTTTACACAGACAACCTTACACCTGTCTTCACCCTCATGCCTGATAAAACCCTTTAATGATTCCCAGTCAACCCTTCCTGCAGACACAAGGATTGCAACCTCATTATTTGGTTTAGCTCTTTGAATCCACTTATTAATTATTTTTGTATTGGCCTTTACATTAGTTTCAATGTATTCTTTTGGAACACAATCCTTTGGGTGGACTACAATAGGAACTGACTGAATATCTATGGGGATATCCGGCAAATCCTTATCTGTTAAAACAATTGCTAAATGAGTCCTTCCTCCCCCTTCTACCTGATCCTTAGAAGGGAGAATGGTAGAGCGTTTTTGTTTCTGGACAATCTTATTTACACCATAAAATTCTTTTGAAGGACCGCTCCCATCTTCTTCCTTTAGGATGTAATCGTCAAGAACAATAACAGGAGATTTATTAAGCATTTTAAAATCATGATTAACAGTATCTTCTGAATGTCCTCCATCTATAAAAGAAAAGTCTGCTTTAGATTTCTTTAAAGTTTTCTTTGTATCTCCTTTATGTAGTTTAAATTTAAATATTTTTCCCTGCTCTTTAATCTTATCTGCAAATTCCTGCAGTCTTCCAGTAACTGCTTCAATAGAATTATGAGCTTTTGAATTTAATTCTAGTTTATCTGATTCTGTTGTTGCTTCTTCAAAAAGATCGTAGCCTGTATACGTTACCTTATCTGTATGTTGGAAGGCAGCTAAAGCCATTTGAATAGCCCTACCACCATTCCATGTTCCTGTCTCAATAATAGATTTAGGTTTATAAAAGAGAACTAACTGCATTAATTGTTTGTATCTTTCTGGTCCATTAATATCAGGAGAAACACCTCCTCCGGGTTTCTTTCTTGATCCTTTATTATGGATCATGTATTCACCTAAAGGAAATTTCTCAAAGGCTTGTACACCAGAATGAAGACTCTTAATTTCATCCAGATGTCCTGTCCAGTCATGGGCTTTTAATCCATGAGCTATATAAATTTTTAATAATCTTTCAAAGACAAACCCATCATGCCATTCCCTGTAATTTAAAACCTCACCAGAAATATAGGCTCCTCTTAAGTCTCCTAGTAAATCTACTGGTGCTTGGTGATTAAGATTAAATCCTAAAAAAGATGTCTCGCTATATTCATAGTGCTTCCTTCCCAGATAAACTAGGGAAGCATTTTCTGGGAGACAGGTACTAAGGGTTACATGATTTAAACGCTTTGTCGTTATGGTATCTGCATCCAGCCAGATAAGCCATCCCGGTTCTTTACTGTAAGAACATAAATCAAAAGCAAATTCTGTGAGTGCAAAAACTTTATGACAGAATTTTAAACAGTCTAACTTGTAAGTGTAGGGAGCTTTCCCACCCAGAGTACCATCATACTTTGCATACTCTTTCTTAAAGTCTACCATGTCCTGTACTTTATTTAAATTACGATAAGAAATTTGTGGATTAATAAACGGATCAGTCATTTCAAAGTCATGATAAAATGCTGTCAAATAAATATTTGGCCCCCAATACTTGGCGGCAGTACGCACCATCTCTTTTCCATATGTTTTCCAACCATCTTCAGAAAAAGATGTAACTATATTAATTCTTTTTTCCATGCTATATTCTTTTCCTTTCCTAAAGATTCTTCAATAGTTATAATTGAGTGGGTGTTGTCCCACTCCAACGCATACTTTGCGTCACCAATTGTTTTGGCTTTCCAGTTTTTAAACCAAGGACCACCAGTGGTGAAGTGAACATTTTTAGCTACGAGGTCAGGGGATGAGTGTCCATCCAGCCAGTTCCATTCTTCTGGAAGAGAACCTATATCATGGTCTGAAATCCATTTAAAATTATGGAGATACCATCCTGTCTGGAGATTAACATCATCTATAGAAAAATATTTATGTGCTTCATGACCACAGTTCCACAGTACAAAACTAGACCAGTTTTTTCTAGAGTATTGTGTTTGTGCTTTATTATCCATCTTTAAATGCTCTGTGGGGGAATGGTTGTGTTGCACACACCAGATAGCCTTGTCTTCTCTTAATGGATAATCAAATACTTCCATAATGTCCGACCTTACCATCATGTCACAATCCATGAATAGAGCATACCCTTGATGCCTATTTAAAAAGGGAACTAAGAAACGAGTAAAACTAAATTCAGTTGAAAAAGGTTTTTTATCTACTGTATCTACAGATATCTCCTCTTCACTTTCTGAATGAGCCATGCTCTGGGATATATTGGGAATAATATTAATGGTTTCTCTTCTATAGAAACCTATTCGCCGCATCTCTTCCTGAAAGATAGGAATAATATTCACTGGTTTAGAAGAAAAATCCAGTATGGATTCAACAAGAACTTTATATGCTTCCCCATCTCTGGGATCGTATCCAATATAGATTGTTGGTAAACTATGCATCTATCTTTGTCTCATATAAAGTTCCTACAGGTTCTATATTTATTTTATATTTTTTAAATATCTTTTTCCATCCTGTTCTTGTACTAAAGAATTCAATACCATTACATTCATTTTCTATGGTATATCGAACTAGAGATTTCAACATGGGTTCTTCCCACCTAGACATCTCATTATTTTTTGCTGACATATAACCCCATTGACATATACGTTTTGTAGGATACTCTATAATTTGAGTACAGTAAGCAGCAACAATATTATTGGCAGAGTCCTCCCAGCCTATCCACACTAGTAGATATCTTTCTTTAATCTTTTCTTTTAAAGAAGCTAGTGTTTCTCTCCCCATACCTTCTTTCTCTATAATTTTCTCAAACAATGGAGATATTTGGGACCAAAATACATCTATGACCTGTGCTTCTACTGGTGTAAATTTAAAAGCCATTAAAAATAGGAAGGGCTTTATACCCCTCCACTCCTCTAGTTAATTGTGAATATTTTAGGTTTCTTCTCCTCTGGTAGTTTATGTTCTAAATATATATGTAACAGACCGTCCTTAAAAGAAACACTCTTTACAGTCATGTAAGGAGAAAGTTTAAAATCTTTTGTAAAAGAACGACACGCTATACCATTATATAAGTATTGGGTTTCTTTTGTATCTTTTAATTTTTCTCCTTCAGAAGAAATTCTAAGAGTACCCTCTTCAATTAATTTAACAGAAATATTATCTTTATAATATCCAGCTAATGCAAGAGTTAATATATACATATTAAATTCCCCTGCTTCATTATTTCCACCAGTTGCTACAATCCTATGAGGGGGAAACACTTTATTTTTTTCTGGAAGAGACTGCATATGCTGCAGATCGTCCATAAACTTTGTTAATCCTATACTGTGATTCAGTGTGTGAGCAGTAAACATTTTATCTCCTTTCGCAAGATGTTTTGGAAACCCAACAAGGCATTTCCAAGGATAGTCTGTAGCCCGATTTCTTCTCGCTACCCTAGTTAATAGGAGTAGTCGGGAGGCACAGACCAAGCCTTGATTTATTTATTATCTCATATTTTCTCTCTACTGTCAACAAAAAATATTGGTGCTCTTGGAAGGACTTGAACCCACAACCTACAGATTAGAAGTCTGTCGCTCTATCCAGTTGAGCTACAAGAGCTAAACTCCACATACCCCACCTGAACCAGTGATCTCACAAATATCATGAGCCTGTATGTTATCTTCAAATTCTTCACCAAGTTTATCTACTGCCTCTTTATAAGACACAACGGTTAGAGGCTGTCCGCCTCTGCTTCCATCAGGAAAACAGGTAAATCCTCTAAGTCTATGAGCATACCTAGCTAGTGTCTGAGCAAAAGGCTCTACTAAATCTTCATTATTTTCTTTAGTATCCCACGGTGGGAGATTGATTGTACTTGAAATACTCATGTCCACATATTCCTGTATGTTAGCTTGGAAAGATAATCTTCTTTCATAATCTGTAGCCAAGTCCATTGCTGATTCTATTTTGTTGGGGTCTGTTCCATACAAGTCAATCATTTCTTGAGCCGCACTATCTACAACATACTGGTAATGCCACCTTCTATTTTTCAGGTATCTTCTTTTATAAGAGACAGCAAAGATAGGTTCAACCCCAGTAGATGTACCAGCAATAATACCTATTGTTCCTGTAGGTGCTACTGCACGTTTAGCTACAGGTCTGGAAATTCCTAATTCATCTGCAAAGGAATCAGAAATCCTATCAGACTCTGCCTCATAAACTTTCAACCAACGGTGCATCTCTTCTGTAGTTTCATACTTGCTATTTCTTTGTATCAACCACTCATGCAGACCCATCAATCCTAGACCAAGCCTTCTATTCTTTTCTCTTACTTCATAAACTTTATCATATGGTAGTTGTGCTCTGAGTGTACCGCAAAGAAGAAACTTTGTAGCTAATTCTACCACGTCTCTAAGCTGATTAAGATCATCAATCCTAGCAAAATTAAGACTTCCCAAATTGCACACATCTGAATCATCTTCTGACGTAACTTCTGTACAAGCATTTCGTAGCGTTTCTTTTTCCTTGTCGAAGAAATTGAAACTAAAGCCCGGTTCTGCTGTTGACAAAGCCTGACGTATATTTGTCCTAAAGACATCTCCTACCTCTCCTGTTTTCCAAAAGTTTAATAACCATTCTGTGTCATAATTAACACTTACATTTGTCATGTCTAAGGGGGCAGGAAAATTAAAGTCATCTTGTTTAACATCAAACAAAGTCTGTCCTGTATTCCCTATCGGCATATCCTTCCAGTTTTTAGAAGAAAGAAATTTATATATATCCTCATGCTTCCAATTCAGGCTTGCATAAATTGCAGACCTTCTACTACCTCCCTGCATAACTCTTCTACCAATTTCATTTATCATTTGTATTTTAGGAATAGGTCCAGAAGCAATACCACCTGTTCCTCCAAGTCCTTTACCTTCTGCTCTGTACACTGAGTAGTCAGAACCTATTCCACCACCTGTCATCAGACAGGATTCAGCCTTCCAAGAAAGATTAGCCCAATCTTCTCTGGTGTCTTCCTCACATTTTAAGAGATAACAATTATTAAAAAACTTCTTCTCTCTTCCTGCGTAATATAAATACCTACCCCCCGGAATAAATCTTAATTCTGCTATATGATTTGTAAGCTCTGTCTTTTCTGAGGTAGTCATCTTGTCCTGACACACATCCTCAACCAGAGTTGCTGCCAGTTCATACATAGTCTCAGCACCTGCATGATAGTACTTTGTATTAAATATATCTTCTGAAAATTTGGATCGGAACTGTGGATTTTTATTGGATTTAAACATCAACTCCCCCCTCTGGCTTCTCGTTGTAAGCTAATTGTAGAATTAATTCTGCGTAGTGAATAACTTTTTTGATGTCTGCGGCTCCATCACCTTTCATTCTGTGACGGGTTATATATTTTATCACATTACCCTCAAAATAGTCAAGGTTGTTTGCATAAATATATTCTACTGGTTGTATCTTACAACTTCTATAATGTTCTCCTCCAACCTGCTTATCTAATGGTTTCATGGTTGTGCCTTCCTCTAAGTTGTTACTGTGTGCGGCGAGAAAATAATAAATTAATTTTTTCTCTCATATGTTTTTTATTATTTGAAGTGATTACATCAAGTGCAAAAGTTTTCATTTGTGTTGGGTCAATGTTTGCTAGGTCACATACTTCTTCAAAGTCAGAAGCTGTTACACCAATGCTTGCATAGAACCAAGCCAGTGCTCTTTCTTTATTTAAAGATTTTCTTTTATCTGGAATAAGACTTTCTTCTGTTATCGCATCAAGAAGAGCCTGAAGAATAACAGACATAAATAAAAATGATTCTGGGGTGGCAACTGTTTCTCTAGGGGTTAGGGTTTGGGATGCAATTTTCTTTGTTACAGACATCCTACTGTAACCAGTCTGCAGGAATTCCTTCTGCTGCTTTACAATATAGATATCCGTTCTTCTCACACCACCTACCGTAGGTCATCTTTCCTTTTTTCCAAAGCTTCTGTTTTGGATTAGAGAAGACAAACCTGATGTCCATGTCTGGATACTGCTCTTTAATGAACAGCATCTTCTTTCTATCTGCAAGAGTGAACCTTCCTTTACATTCCAGTATCACCCCATTAGATAGAAAGAAGTCTGGTATATAATGCTTCTCCTCTACCCAAAGATAGGGGAGTCGTTTCTTTTCGTAACGTGCTTTCATCTTATTTTCTTTAAGATGTTTTGCTGTATCAACCTCTAGCTGAGATTTATACTTAGTTTTCATTTGTCATTCCAGAAGGAATTTCTTCTACGTTAGGCTGTTTAACAATCCTTGTAAAAAATCTAGGACCATTTGCATAACGGAATGTTCTTAAACCTCTACCCTCATTTATATCACTCCAACAAAAGAATTTATAAGGGCAATAACTACAACCAATACTAAGCTTTCTGTTTCCTGTTTTACCTTCTGGTACATCTGAATAGCATCTCTCAGGTGGGATATCGGAATCCAAAGCCTTTCTAATTTTTCCTATCCTTTGAGATACATTATCAAATTCAAGTTCATGTAGAGGTGAAAGAGCCAGCTTCCCATTCTGTTTATCAATAGCTAGGAAAGCAGCTTCCCTATCTCCTTCTGCTTGTGCATAGCCTGAAAGTTGTGAGATATATCCAAAGGGATCATCCTGTCCCACTGTGTTGCTCTCAAACTTTTTAAAGGAATAAGAAGAAGCACTCTTTACATCTACTGTTACGCCATCAATACGACAATCCTTATGTCCTCTTACACCGTCCAGTTCAACTTTCTTTTGTTCCTCCTCAACAGTATGACCAGCAGCTTTAGCTAAGAAAAGTAAAAGCTCTTCAAGAATATTTCCGTACAGAAATTTAATCTGATTATGAGGTAAAGGTTTTTCATTAACAGGATATTCCTTTAAATCATACCAGAGTTGCCTCAGAGGTTTACCCACCTGAGACATCCTTAAGGTTCTTTTCCTTTTAGGTTGTTTACTTTCAAGTAACCTGTTTACAACATGATTTGTTATAGCTCTTGATAGCTGTCTAGCAGATAATTTTAGATCGTCTTTATCAACAGAGGACGCATCGGTAAAGAGATCATATATATCTTCTACTAAGGTATCTATTTTTTTCATATTTTATTCCCCTATAAAAAGTAGGGTCGAGGTAGGACTGGCATAGCTACCTCGACCCCTTCTAGTTTAGTTAGAGGGAAAAGGGATATCTTCTTCAGAAGAAGAGTACCCACCTGATACTGCCTCAAAAGCCTTTTCTTCAGCAGTACCATCAGTGCCATAAGGTACAAGTTCAACTACCTGTACCCCCACAAGATCAGCACTTGTACCTGATTTACCTCCAAACTCCCACTCATAGGTGTTGAAACGTACATTTACCTTTGAGCCGTTACCAATGAGAGTATTGTACATTGGTTTTAGTTCAGAGTCTACCAAGTTTGGAGAACGGTTTACGCCTCCACCTTTGCGACGAACCTTACGTTTCACCGTCACAAAATCCTCACGGTCATCCCCTTTGTTCTTGATGGGAAGACCAATACCCTTTACAAACTTCTTAGTTGACGCATCTAATTGACATACATCAACTGTCCAAACACCATCCTCGTCAAAGGTTGTGTTAGGGCTGGCTATACTAGCCCAGTAAGCTGTTCCTGAAATAACTGCCATAATTTAAATACTCCTTATAGTTACGGTTAGAATAAGTTCCTACTATTCATATCTGAAGAACTCACTAGAGTTCGTTCTTCAGATTGAATAGAGTTAAGCTGCAAGGCGATAGTAAGTATACCGATTTCCTTCTGGAGTTGAGGCAGTCTTGGTTAAAATATTATAACCTTGACTTCTAAGCACTGAGATCACAGCAGTAAGATTTTCACACCAACCCCTTTCAATAGCGGTTCGGCGTGTTACCCTCATACCTTTCTTCAGAGCTTGTAGAACTTTACTGGAAGTTGTCTTCATATATTTTCTCCTTTAAGTTAATTGAAAGTGTATGGTAGCATAGGCCATATTTAAAGTCAAGAACTTTTTATAGGACACAGTAAAGATTCTCCAACATAGTACGTCGAGGGGTAGTCGCTTCTGTACTGTTTCTCCTTTTTATTCTTTTCAAAATCAGACCTGCTAATACAACCTAAGATAGTTGCCTCTTTTAGGTTGTCCTTATCTATATAAATTAAAACATATTCATCTGGTATCTTTTTTGTGTACTCACTAACCTTAACCTTTAGTTCCTTTTCTCCTTCTCCATTATATGTTATAGTTTTAATATCAATCTTAAAGTTCTTACCTGAATTTTTAGATGTCTTAAAGTCATAGCCCTCATCTCTGACAGAATAAATATTTCTATCCATTTGAATTCCTGTATGTTTTTCATAAGCTAATTCTCCAAGCACACCTAAGATGTGGGAACCTCCAAAGACTTTACTTACATTACCCATTCTGGTTTTCTCCCTGAA